CAAAGAAGAAAAACAAACTATCGAACCTGAAAAAGAAGAGGTAGTAGAAAATAAAACTCCGTCATTAGAGTTAAATGATGACAACGTTCTTTCTTATATTAAAGATAGATATAACAAAGATATAAATTCAGTAGATGAACTGTTTGCGGAAAAAGAGGCAAACGAACCATTGCCTGAAGATGTATCTGCGTATTTAAAGTACAAAAAAGAAACCGGTAGAAACATACAGGATTTTTACAATTTGCAAAAAGACTATGATTCTATGGATGACAATTCTGTACTAGCTAGTTATTACTCGGCAACTGAAGAAGGTTTAGACGCAATAGACATACAAGATATTATTGAAGATAAATTTGATTTTGATGAAGAGATTGATGATCCTAAAGATATTAAGAAAATCAAGCTAGCAAAAAAACGAGAACTTGCGAAAGCTAAAAAGTTTTTGAATGAACAAAAAGATAAATATAAAGTTCCTCTTGAGTCAAGTGGGGATGGATTATCTGCTGATCAAAAAGAAAATTTAAATGCTTATAAGAGTTATCTTGATGAATCTAAATCTATTAAAGAGCAAAACGAAAAGAGGTACAATCATTTCTTAAATAAAACCAATGAGGTTTTTAACAATGAATTCAAAGGTTTTGATTTCAAGGTTGGTGAAAATAATTTTACTTATAAACCAGGTACTGCTGAAGAAATTAAAAATGTTCAAAAAGACATTTCTACTTTTATTAACAAGTACACGGATGACAAAGGTTTAATTTCTGATGTAAAAGGCTATCATAAAGCTTTATCAGTTGCAATGAACCCGGAAAAGTTTGCTCAATTTTTTTACGAACAAGGTGTTTCAAATGCCGTAGATAATGTTTCAAGAAAATCTAAAAACATTAATATGGATATGAGACAGGCTCCTCAAGCCGTTTCAAAAAACGGAATGAAAATAAGGCCCGTAGGAAAAGTAGATAGTGGAAGAGGACTCAAAATTAGAAGTATTAAAAAAAGTTAAACTAAAAAATTGAAAAAAAAATGGCAGTAAATTTAACCCCAGGTTTTGACTTACAACCAAGTGCACAACAAGTGCCTGTAAGTACAAACTACATTACTAATTTCGATTTCTTAAATCAGTATCTACCTGATACTTATGAAAAAGAATTTGAAAGATATGGTAATAGATCAATTGCATCTTTCCTTAGAATGGTTGGTGCAGAAATGCCTTCTAACTCTGACCTTATTAAATGGGCAGAGCAAGGAAGATTACATGTAAAATATCAAGGCGCAACTCCAGGTGGAGGTGCTAACGTTGGTGCGGCTGGAGACAGAAGTGGTGACTGGACAATTCCAAATAACATTAGTAACTTCAACCCTGCTTTAGGTGGAACTCCAAACTTAGCAGCTTTAAGAGTTGGACAAACAGTTATGATCAGTGACAACACTCCTGGTTCTAACTTGTCTAACAAAGGAATTGTAACTGTAGCTCCTACAGCAGGTAATCCTAACGTAGTAACAATTGCTTACTATGAAGGAACAGGTCAAGCAATGGCAACCGGTGTAGCGTGTGATATATTTGTATATGGATCAGAATTCAACAAAGGAACAAACGGAATGGTTGGTTCTAACGAATCTGATGACTTTATTTTCGACAACAAGCCAATTATTATCAAAGACAAATACTCTGTTTCTGGTTCTGATATGGCTCAAATTGGTTGGATTGAAGTAACAGGTGAAGACGGCGTAAGCGGATACCTATGGTATTTAAAGTCTGAGCATGACACAAGACTAAGATTTGAAGACTATCTAGAAACAGCAATGTTAGAAGCAGTTCCTGCTGATGCTGGATCTGGTGCTGGATCTTGGTTACAAACTGGTGCTGTCGCTGCTGGAGCCGCTGCTAACCTTAACGGTTCAGACGGTGTATTCTATGTAGTGCAAAATAGAGGAAATGTTTGGGGAGGTGGAAACCCACAAATACTTTCTCAGTTTGATAGCATTATTCAAAGACTAGACAAGCAAGGATCAATTGAAGAAAATGTAATTTTCGTAAACAGAGAATTCTCTTTTGATATTGACGATATGCTAGCTGCTCAAAACTCTTACGGAGCGGGTGGTACGTCTTATGGTCTTTTTGACAATGACAAAGACATGGCCTTAAATCTTGGATTTACAGGATTTAGAAGAGGTTATGACTTCTATAAGTCTGACTGGAAATACCTTAACGATCCTACAATGAGAGGTGACGTTGTTGGTGGAGCAATCAATGGTCTATTAGTACCAGCTGGTTCAACTACTGTATACGATCAAATCTTAGGTAAGAACGCTAAGAGACCTTTCTTACATGTTAGATATAGAGCTTCAGAAACTGAAGACAGAAGATACAAAACTTGGATCACTGGTTCAGCTGGTGGAGCAAGAACTTCTGACTTGGATGCAATGGAAGTAAACTTCCTATCTGAAAGAGCTGTATGTACTTTAGGTGCAAACAACTTCTTCTTATTCCAAGACTAAATTGTTACATAAATTTTACCCTCGTTTCGGCGGGGGTAATATTTATTATTATTAAATCAAATTAAATTATATTATAATGAAAAAAAATACTACCCTTATAAATAAAGCATACAAGCTTAAAAGAAACGAAAGACCTTTAGCTTATATGTTAGCCTCAAGACATTCTGTAAGATCTCCTTTATTATACTTTGATGAAGAGCAAGGCGTAAATAGACCTTTAAGATATGCAAGAAATCAAAAAAGTCCATTTGAAGACGAACAAGATGGAAATGCTATATTAGAACCTATCGTTTTCGAAGACGGCATGTTAGTGGTTCAAAGAGAAAACCAAGTTTTACAAAAGTTTTTACATTATCATCCAGGTAACGGAATGATATTTGAAGAAATTGACAGAGCTAAAGATGCATCAAAAGAATTAGCATCTGTTGAATTAGAATTAGACGCTCAAGTTTTAGCTAAAAACTTACCTACAGATAAATTAATTTCTGTTTGTAGAGTTTTAATGGGAACCTCATCAAACAGTATGACTATACCGGAGCTAAAAAGAGATATATTAATTTACGCTAAAAACAATCCAGAAGACTTAATTGATATAGTTAATGATCCTTTGTTAGATTTACAACATGAAGTGCATCAGTTTTTTGAAAACGGATGGATAACTTTTAAGAATAATAAAAGAGATGTTTACTACAGTTTACCAAGCAATAAAAAGAAAATGATGTCAGTGCCTTTTGAAGAAGATGCTTATGACGCTGTGGCCTCATACATGCAAAGTAATGATGGTTTAGAAGCTTATAAGTACCTCAAGAAGCGCTTAAAAAAAGATAAATAGAAAGCGTATCTTTGTGCTTTATTAACCCATTAACATTATTACCTATGGAAAAGTTTATCAAATTATTTAAGTCTGGATCCGGACAAAACAAGGGCGACATTTTAATTCCTATAAAAGGAATTATGGAAATTAAGCAAGAAAGCGACACTGTAGTCAATATTTTTTACAATAGTATTTCTTCTGCACAAGCAGGATACTCTATTGCTAATGATGGTTCAGCTACAGTTCCTGCTGGAACTAACGTTGTACAATCGTACAAAATTACACACGATGCAATTGTAGCAAACTCTTCTTCGTTTAAAGATTTCTTAAACGAATCAGTAGAGCACGCTTTACAATTATCTTGGCAACACCCAGTTTATTCACCTAATGGAAGTGCATACCCAGCATCTGCGGCTAGCGCATCTGTACCAGTTACTGTAACTGCTATAGAATTAGGAGTTAAAGCGGCTGGCGTAATATCGTAAGTTTTATTTTCTTTTAAAAAAATCAGAGGTTACAAAAAAAGTGACCTCTTTTTTTTTGACTATATTTGTAAAAAGAATTTAACATGATAAACTCTGTTAGAAATACCGTCCTTGCTATAGCTAATAAAAATAATTACGGATATATATCTCCGCAAGATTTTAATTTGTATGCTCAACAAGCACAAATGGATTTGTTTGAAGATTATTTTTATCAATACAATGCCTGGACTAATAAAGAAAATCAAAGAATATCTGGAACAGGATATGCTGATATAGTAAAAGGTTTGGTAGAAGTAATGGACAGTTTTTCTGTTACAAGAAGTTTAGCTCAAAAAGGAAACAATTTGTTTAATTTACCAAGCGATTATTATTTAATCAATAAAGTAAATTACTACCCTACGCAAATAACGTCTGGAGTAAGCACCGCAGCTGGATTGAATACTTTAACAGATGCGAACGCTACGTTCGTAACAAGCGGTGTTAAAGTTGGCCAACAAGTAGTTAACACATCGGGAGCATCAAGTTATTCTGGTTTTAGTGGGTTTGTAGTTAGTGTAGATAGCGAAACTCAGTTAACATTATCTTATTCACCTTTTGGGGTAGCTCAAACTATCGGTGATAGCTACGGGGTATTTTCAACAAGCGGAATAGTAGAGGTAGAAAGAGTAAATCAAAACAAAATATTTTATCTAAACAACTCTCCGTTAACAGCTCCCTCAACAGGTTTTCCTGCTTATGTGTTAGGAGGAGCCACATCATCTGTAATAGGTGATGCTAATACAGGACAACTAGGAAATACTATAACAGTATACCCTACAAGCATAACAACTAATGGTAGTGTAACGGCAGAATATGTACGTTATCCATTGCCTCCTAAATGGACGTATCAAACACTTGCATCAGGCGAGCCTTTGTTTGATATTAACCAAGCAGATTATCAAGACTTTGAATTACCTTTGTCTGACGAACCTGGTATTATAGCTAAGATATGTCAGTATGTAGGTATAGAAATTAGAGAAGGCGATTTATATCAGTTTGGGCAACAAGAAGAAGTAGAAAATAACCAAATACAAACGTAAGATATGGCTTATATAAATGATTACGCATATTACGCAAATTCAGGAGGTATACCTCAAGACAAGAATTGGGGATCCTACCAGTACGTTTCTTTAAATGATATTGTAAACAACTTTATGTTAATGTATCAAGGAAACCATGAGTTGCTTAATAATTTAAACAGGTATCAAGTTTTATTTCACGCAAAAAGAGGTATTCAAGAATTGAATTATGATGCGATGAAAGAGGTTAAAATCTTGCAATTAGATTTGGATGATAATTTAAGGTTTATATTACCCTCTGACTATGTAAACTGGGTAAGAATATCTCAATATCTAAATGGAGTGTTATATCCTTTAACAGAAAATATACAGACAGGATGGGCTAATACTTATTTGCAAGACAATAATGCAAAGATATTATACGATCAAGATGGTAACGTATTAAAACCACAGTTTTCAGAATTAGATGCTTCCTTTGCTAGTGGTGCAAGAAGTATTTATTTAAATGACAGAAGCCCTTACAATGGACAAGAAGGTTGGTGTGTGGATGGATGTTGGTATTTTGATTTTGGAATAGGATCTCGTTTTGGGTTAAATACTGAAACAGCTAACTCAAACCCTACATTTAGTATTAACAAACAAAG